CATGGAACGACCTTATGAGAAAACGTTGTTGCAGACACCGCTTATTTGGTCTCGTGAGAAAGTGCTAATACACTGAATGGAGCCATTATGGTAGTTGATAACTATCCCATAGGAGCTGAATATGTATGAACAGACAATCACGCAAGAGCTAATCCGAAAGCTATTGCATTGCTCAAATCAAAACCAGCACTGTTAAACTCATGAACTCTCACTAGTACATCACACATCTATGAGCTACCGAGCTTAAATAAAGACAAAGAATCTTTTAAGGACTTAATAATGGAGAATAAAGCAGAGATTCTCTTTGATCTTTCTTTCCCGACGCAGTTAATGAAATGCACGTTAGAAGAAGTCAAGATTGCATAAGCTGATGGATAAGTGTTGATGTCACTATGAGCTGATTCAAATTCACCAGATGACTAATTGACTGCTTTTGTCCACACATGTAATGCCACACAATAGCTAACAGTTAACCTGAACCAACCATAAACTCAATGGTCCAAAGTGCCCATGCGTGATGCTCTTTTAGCCTTGAGCCCCGACTTAAAATGCACTTTCCTATAACGGCTAATCGCCACCCTAGGGGGGCCTTGAATTGTCTATCCCTTACTCACTGTAGGTACCCTCACTTTGGGCACATTAATCTTCAATAGAAAGTAAAAAGAGTGGAATGCAGGTTTTAAGTGGTCTAATCCATGGTCTTACCTTACTGTTGGCACTAGACCGCTGCTCTAATCTCTAGCAACTTGCTTCGGCTTTACATTGATGGCTAGTGCACCCAGATTCTTATGGTCTTCGGTTAAAGCATGGTTATGGCCTAGCTGAGTGAATTATGAACCCTTTTGATCTGCTGGATAGATTATCTAACACCTATAGACCTGAGCATTTTGAACTCCTGTTCTGCCACACTAGGTTGGGCTTTATATCAAAAGATGAGAGCACGATGTACTTCCCGTGCTAGCACCCAGGGTTTAAACACTTCTCACGACACGAGCCATTTAGAACGCCGCTGCCACTGCAATTCTTCAACAAAACGCTGTCACTGAGGAGTACAAGACTTATCTTGCTAGGCAGAAACTTGCTGAAATTTGACCCTCAGCAGCAATGACCAAAACTTTATTGTTTGCTTGAGCTCATTTTGCTGATGTAGATAATTAAATCATCTCTGATGCCTTGTTACTACAGCTGCCTCTGCCTCTCCAGTAAGAACTAGCACACCACGTATTCACACTAGAAGACATAGATTTGATTCTAAAGCAATTTGGTGATGGTAGTAAGTGAACTGCTCGACTAGCTAAAGTCAGCGGGGTTGCCGACAGATTTAATCAAGCTTGGACGTAAGATAATACCTAATACACGATTACTTAAGACATCGACTCAGCTCTACTGAGCCTCGCCACATTAGCATCAGATGATCAATGTTTTGTTTAGCTTACTTTCTCCGGCACAGCAGTTACATCGTTGCTTTTAGCTTTTAAGGACTAAGTCGTCGTTATCCATGGCCGTGCAGTAATTGAGTATCTCTAACCACTTCTTTATGTAATCCGG